ACCATTTTGATCTTCAGAAGCATGGGCAATGAAGACCACATCTTTACCAAGGCTTATCAATGTATTGATGTATTGCTTGAATGTCTGGTTAGCTAGACCTTGCGCTTTAAGCTTTAATGCACCATCTTTTTGACGGTTGTTTGCCGTGAGTAATAAATGAGTTTTAATGCATTCAAGCATTGCGCCTACAGTATCAATAACAATTGTTTTATAAGGTGCAAGGTCTTGTGGTGTGAGGTCAGCAATATCTTTCCATTGTTGAACCTGTACAACTGCACCGCGACGGAGTTCACCTGTACGATGAGCACCACGGTCAAAGTCAAATGAAATAGCTTTATCCGCAGTAAAGCCCATAGATGTTTTACCTAGCCCAGGATCGGCATATAGGTAAACAATTATTGCTTGAACCAAAAGGGTTTGGTCAGCAGTGATAATAGGTAGAGCCATTTTTATTATCCTTATCGTGAGCCAGTGAAGCCGCGTTTAGTTTTATAAGCTTTGCGTTCAATTGATGAGATGTGAGAGTTACCCAAATCGATCGCCAACTTCTTTTTGCGTTGAAAGCTGATTTCTTGGGTGAGTACTTCCCAAACGTTCGGATATTCCTTTTGGAACTTAGCTACATCTAAAGGTGACTTAACTCCTTTAATGATTTTGTACAGCACAGTGCCATTAGCATTTGATGCATATACGATCCAACCAATGCGAACAGAGTAGAGGCCAGTATTGTCACGGCCCAAATATGACTTGTAGCCGTCAGGGTGCTTTTTGAAATTAGACATGTTCAGCCTCCTTACATTCGCATGTTCCAACAAATGCATAAGTAAGTGGGCCGGGCGCGCCAGCAGGAGTGACATCCTTAATATTTAAAGGAATAAGTTCCTTGCGATATTTAACTAAAACCACATCACCTTCGCGGCACTCAACAATCCCTTCTCTTGAAGAAAAACGAGCAGACTTAGATGTTTGAGTTACTTTGCAAAACGAAACTTCATCGCCAGCTTTAATTTCTGAACGATCAACAGGAATAACCTTATTGCAGGTAGGGCATTTATAATTTTTCATTAGGCTGCCTCCACCAACTTATTACGTTCGATGAAGCCTTTAAGAAGGGCATTGATATTGCGGTGATCGTTGTAATCCGTGAAATCACTGTACGACTTGCCGTTTACATCGGTAATTTCATTGATTGTGAGCTGGGTTACATCTACAGCAGTGAACTCTGAGCCTTGTACGCCGTAGCTGTCAGGATGAGCCTCAAAGTCAAAACTAACGCCCACTCGGAAGCCATCAAGTTTGATAACTGCTACGCCTGAGGTCTTACCTGTGATCTTTGCTGTTTGAACACCGTAACTACTAGGTTGTGTTTGCGGTGTGAACTGCGTGTTTGGTGCGAAGCTAGATTGAGCTGTCTTGTATTCACAAGAAGCTAAACCAGCAATCAAAACTAAAGCTGTAAAGCCCGTAACTTTGATTTGGTTGAAAGGAATTGCATTTACGTTCATAATTGATCTCGCAGTTTGCAAAGCACACATGATTTGACGGTCGGTGTGCTTTTTTGTTGTCTACGAGATAATAATGAACCAAAAGTTCATTTGTGTAAAGAACTAAAAGTACATTTTTAATGAACTGAATATTCTTTTTATTATTTTTAACAAAATAAAACCCACCATATAGGTGGGTAGTTATTTGAAAGTTATCTTCTAACTCTGCGCCCTTCAGCTTTCCACCAGTATTGACCCACAATTTGAACGTTGTCGGTTTCAATTCTTGCTGGGGAATAATACTCGTCTGGATAACGAACTTTATCTGGATTACGTGAAACGGCTTTAAAACCACCTTTACCCATTTCATCCCAATCAAAAAGTATTTTTACTTTTAATTCATCGCCCTTTAGAAAAGCATATATTTCGCCGTCGTAAATTTTCTTTGCAGATGTGTCAATTGATATTCTTTGGCCCGGATAGAGGTCTGGAACCATACTTTCACCATCTACTATAAACACTTTTGCAAATTCTGGTTTTACATCATATTTTCTTAAATCATTAATTGGAAACAACATTTTTACTGTACTAGGTTGTTCGATATTCAAATAACCACCTCCAGCACTAGCATATACATCATCATAATAATCAATCGCCAAATAACCATCTGGGATTGGGTCCCCATCCTCGTATGTGAGAATTTCTATATCTGTGATTTTTCCATTTTCTTTATTGGCTGATTTTTCACTCCCTGTTAATAACCATTCAATACCTTTTCCAAGCCATAAAGCAATATCAATAAGCTTGGTCATTTCTGGAATAGATTCACCATTCAGCCATTTACCAGCTGCTTTAGAAGAAACTTCAAATTTAGAAGCAAGTAAAACTGCTCGACCACGAACAGGAATCGTCATTTCATCAAGTGCTTCATTTAAGCGTTTTGCAAATTCAATTCTGTGATCAGTCATAAAAATATTACCAGTGAACCTTAAGTTCATAATAAAAGAGATTGAAAGAATTATCAGTTCTTGTTACAGTTGAACTATTAGTTCATAAATGGTGTCTTAAATGAACCTTAAGTCCTGCATAGAAGACGCTGGTGGCGTTTATTTAGTTGCACAGTGGATAGATCTCTCGCCTAGAGCTTTGTACAAGTGGATCAAAAAAGATGCTCTACCTCATACAGAGTTCTCAGGAACAACCACTTACTGCGAAATTATTGAAAAAAAATCTAAAGGCAAAGTTAAAAAAGAGACCCTCTTAAAAGCTGGTCGTCCTAAATAGGTGGATTTATGAGTCTTGAAAAAGAAGATCTTCGTTTGAAGATGCTCCCAGACATGATGGAGCGATTGCGTCTTATTGCAGACGTTAGAGGGAATGATTATGCACATCAAGCAATTGTCCTTTTAGAAAAAGCAATCATGGGTGATTACCACGAAGTTAGCTTAATGCTTGAAAGAGCTAATAAAAATAGGAAGAAAAGGGAGAGCTTGGGAATACTTGGGCGGGTTGGGGTAAATCCTGAATCTCAAATCTTAGAAATTAAAAAAGCCTGATGGTCGAGATCAGGCTTTTCAATTCATCAATACGGAAACCAATGAATATGCAAACTAATTTATCAAATCAATCTACTAAAGACAAACTTTTAGAACAAAAGCGCCAGCAAAGTTATCAATCTTGGCATGAACCAGCTTTAAGAACTCTTTCGGGTTTACTGGAAATCCGTAAGAAAAATCTAGCCCGTCAGAATCGTGATGAGAAAAATGCTGCTGTAACACGTGAAGAGTTTATGCAAGCACTGATAGATCAACATGGAAAACATGGTCTTTATCTCGGTCATGCTGGGCAAATCATCTCAAGTTTATATCGGGCTAAACGGATTCGTTACCTAGGTAGCACGTTCATTCAGTTGAATGAAGAGGAGTCTAAATGAATGAGTTGGCTCTTTTCGCAGGCGCTGGTGGCGGAGTACTCGCATCTTACCTCTTGGGATGGCGCACAGTCTGCGCAGTTGAACGTGATGCCTACGCCGCACAAGTTTTGGCGCAACGACAGAATGATGGAATTCTCGAAGCTTTCCCAATTTGGTCTGACATTACATCTTTTGACGGAAAATCATGGCGAGGAATTGTTGACGTTATATCTGGCGGCTTTCCATGCCAAGACATCTCTTCTGCTGGAAAAGGAGCAGGTATCGAAGGTGAACGTTCCGGGCTTTGGTCAGAAATGGCACGAATTATCGGTGAAGTACGACCTAGATACGTGTTCGTGGAAAACTCACCAATGCTTGTTTCCAGAGGACTTACAAGAGTCATCAGTGACCTTGCCAAAATGGGGTATGACGCGCAATGGGCACGTTTTTCAGCATCTAACTTTGGAGCGCCCCATATCCGTGACCGACTCTGGATTGTGGGCTACTCCCGCAGCGAGCGACTCAACTCGGGGTGGAAAAATAACAGCCAATATGACGGGAATTTCACTAGCTCAGCAAATAAATACTCCAGAACGGTGGCCAACTCCCAAAGCTTCAGATGCGAAGAGAATGGATTGTCCATCGGAGCGGAACAGGAAAAGCCCTTGTCTGGAATCAACTGTAAAGATGTGGCCAACCCCAAAAGCATCCGATTGGAACAAGCGAGGGAAGGTAAGTCCTCATCCGAGAAACGGCTTGCCAGGCGCAGTCATGAATTTTCCGACACCAACTGCGAGCGATGCAAACAAGTGGAGCAACGAGTCTTTAGCCGAACGCAAAGCGAAGGGCCGTCAGATCCGTCTCAACACAGCAGTTTCTCCAGAGGGTGGGAATGGTGGTCGATTGAACCCGAACTGGGTCGAGTGGCTGATGGGGTGGCCAATCGGGTGGACCGACTTAAAGCCATTGGAAACGGACAAGTTTCAATCGTGGCTACAAGCGCATATGAACATTTAGGGGAAGACCTATGAGCTTAGATGCCACTGTGTGGGCGTGGAGAGTAGAACTCCCCCAAATTAAAGGCGGTAGTAAGAAGCCTATGAAGCGCTTAGTACTACTTTCATTAGCGGATAGAGCTGGTGAAGACCATTGCTGCTATCCAAGTGTCTCACGACTATCTAAAGATACAGGCATGGACCGTAAAACGATTTTTAAGGTGATTGCTGAGCTAATCGAGGACGGTTTAATTGAAGATTCTGGTAAACGTGAAGGTTCAACAAAACAAGTTATTGTTTATCGCTTAATCGGTGTTAAGGGCAGAGAAGAAACAGGCGAAATTAAAAGCAAACAGTACCAAAAACGGAACTCTTTAAAAGAAGGTGATAACAGTACCAAAAACGGAACAGTTCCAAAAAAGGAACAGTACCAATTTTTCGGGCAAAGAGTACCGTTTTTCCGTGGAAACAGTACCAAAAACGGTACACAGAATCTATCAATGAATCTTTCAATAGAATCTAAAAATAAAAAATCTTGGCTTTGTTTTAAAAAACTTCGTGAAGAAATTTTACTTTCTGACAAGACAATAGATTTTGATCAACTCGTAATGCAGTCATGGTACCACCGAGAACTTAGAGCATTTGAACTCAACAATGCCGAAAAGAATCTTTGTGATGATCTTCTGATTTTTCATTTTGCGGATTGGTTGCTGAATGCAAGAGCCAAATACGAGCGCCGTCAAAATGCATCACAACCAGCTAAATCTTTTTCTGGTGAACAACAAGGTTCAACTGGTTTAAGTCAAAAGCAGATTGCTGTCTTCGCTGACAAGCTATCTAAACATCCTGAGTTTTCTAGCAAGTATGCCAAAGGTAACGAAAGCTATGAGCAACTTGCTGCACGTATCGCAGTGAAACTCGCAGATCCTGCACAACAGCAAAAATGGATGAATTACCTCATTCAAGTTGGATTTCAACAAGGCAAGGGAGCAGCAGCATGAATAAATTCGAGATTTTAGCGTGGGGTTTACTCATTTCATTTTTTACAGCAGCACTGAGCGGTGCAGTAGTTTTGTGGTGGTTAGCGCGTAAGGAAGTAGATGAGGTGGGGAGATGATTACAGCTGAAGTAGTTTTTGATGTTGACGCAATTAAAGTAGGTAAATACACAATCTTTGTTAATGACGAAAGTATGGATGGCATTGTGTACGACATTTATCAAGGCAAGAAACATATTGGTCATATATTCCCACTTGAGGACGCAATAAAACATTGCTTGGAGCAAAGCCAGTGAAAGCCATCCAATTTATCAAAAATCGCGGCGTTGATGCTGCAAAGGAAAGATTAAAAGTCGCAAAAGAAAGTGGTTTGGATATGTGGACCTATGGTTGGGGATTTACAACTAAACAACTTGAGAAAGCCCTGAAGGGCGCGGATATACACACACTTAAAAATTTAGATTTAGAAAGAGCAATTGTTCGCCGTGACAAATTGAGAGGCAGATACAACCGTAGTGGTTTATCTAACACAGATTACAACGAACTACTTCAGCTAGATAAGGCAATCGAGCAAGCAATCAAGGGGAGAGCTCAATGAGCAAGGTTTTAATCGGGGTTGATACTGGGGTGCATACTGGTTTTGCAGTAGCCATTGATCTGGGTAAAGGTGGCGAGCTCCAAGATGTTAGCTCTCTCACAATTACTCAAGCCATGAGTCGAGTTTTAGAACTTGTTGAATTACATGGTAAGGCAAACATCATGCTGTATATCGAAGATGCACGTTTACGCACTTGGTTCGGCAATGCAGATTCTCGTCAAGCACGTAGCGGTGCTGGGGTGCGTGAGGGAATTGGTTCAGTTAAGCGCGATGCTCAGATCTGGGAGCAATGGTGCTTAGAACAAGGCTTGAATTACAAGATGATTCATCCAGCGGCCAATAAAACCAAAACGGATGCAAAGTATTTCTTGAAATTAACAGGGTGGGCAAAAAGAACGAATGAACACGCAAGAGATGCGGCCATGCTTGTTTTTGGCCGATATGCAAAGTTTTGATGTGAATAAGGTTTTAACAAGTTGTTTTTTAATAATGGTAAAGGGTAAATAGGAAGGCGATTATGTTAGTTGAAAAGTTTGATTTTATTGAGTTACTTCGCCTTGCTATTGCTCAGAGCGAAGGTAAGGGGAAAATCACAAAATCGGTTGTCTTGGGAGAAATTGCTTTATTACCTGATGGTGCAAAGAAATGGGCTGAACTACTGATTGAGCGAGTTGATTTTGAGCGTCTTACAGAGGTTACAGAAACAAAGAAGATTTATGAGACCAGGATAATTAACGGCAAGGAATCAAAAAAACGTATTGGTGAAATACCTGGTAAAGTTAAAATTAAAAAAGGTGAAATTAATTCTGCTGATTTTTTCCGTGTTAGAAACTTCTTAGCTGGGAAGATCCATAGGGAAATGATTAAAAAGAATTTCAAGCCTAACAATTGCCAGGGAGATTTAACTAATGTGGCCAAAGGTATAGCGGAAGTTGTTTTACGTGGGCGATTATTTACCAAGGCAATGTGTGGTCATTGTCAGGGACTGGGTAAGCTTGAATTGTTTAATGCTAAAGGATATCCAGACGGTTCAAAGTTTTGTGAAAAATGTGCAAGTACTGGAAAACGTCCTTATACATTGCATGAGAAAATTACTATCGCAAAATTAAAAGTTTCTAAGTCGGGCTATTCTGAGCGTTATGAGCCATACGAATTAATTGCGGAAGCTTGCGTTGAAAATTGGGAAAATTGCATTAGAAAAAGTCTTGCGAGATCGTTTCATTTTGAACCTGAAGAAATTATCTTAGCTTGACATAGACAGAACGGTTAAGTATAAGTATTTCTAAAATGGGCGCTTTATACATAGATCGCCTGAAAGAATTTATCAAATTAAAGCCCACTTTCTAAGTGGGCTTTTCCGAGTCCTGTTGGGGTTGCTGTCGACCTCCTTGTAAACGGGAAGGTTCTGAAGCTGTGTCACTACTGAAACAGGAACCGCAAGAAGACAGCAACGACTGGGCGCCACATAGATCAACAGCTTCATGGGTCGTGGCATTGTTTTAAGGGAGGATTCTATATGGATCTACTCGAACAAACAGGCTCAGCGGGCTATTTAATTGGCTTTGCAGTATTGTTTAATGCACTAGTTGTATCATTCGTACCTGCATTAGCTTTTACGCTTACTTTGCTTGTATTGGTAGTGTGTTTGGTCATTGTGAAATTTGACTAATAGCCGACAAAAAATTCGTTTAGAGGTTTTTTTAAGGTCCAGAAATGGACTTTTTTTTATTGTTGGAATTTGCCGAGATAATTTCGGCACAATAGGCCCCGCTAAATATCGATTATTGGCGGGGCTTTTTACTTTATATGTTAAGCTGATCTTATAAATTTATGGATTATTAGAATGTTTATTTGTATTGGCGGTGACTTGGATGGTGAAGTTATAGAGGGCCGCGAAGGTACTTACTTTGAAGCCAAAGAAATAGATGCAACTAAACAATCAACATACAATCGCCAGAGTTATATAGTTGGTGAAAATACATATCGTTTTTGGCTTTGTGCTGAATTATCTTATTTTGAGACAACTAAAATCGCTGGTAAGTATCTAGCTGAAAAATACAAATATCTTTCTTAATTTATTTTTAACAAAAAAATGAAACCCACCACTCGGTGGGTTTTTTATTGCCTATTTGGAGTGTTTATGACTGAATTTCAGAAAACTACGCATGAGATTAGACAGCTCCAAATAGAGCTTAATCATTTGGGAAGTTGCACAACCAAGGGCCTCACAGATCAAGAAATCGCTCAATTAGATGAGCGATTTTTTAAGGCCATAGCAAAACAAAATAAGTTAATTGCTCGGCTCAACAATGAGCCTGAGGGCTTCTTATAAATATTGGTGGTGCGATGGATCCCAAAAAGTATTTTATGCTCACCAGGAAAAAAGAGCGTAAGCCCAAACCAAAAAGCACGCCGTTGCCAAAAGCTAAGCAAAACTATTTAGAAGCCGAGGCTACTCTAAAAGAAGAATTAACTGACCTGGCAATTGGCTTTGAAAGTAAGTTTCAACCGATACATACCAAACATTGGCGTTTTGATTTCCATATTGTGAAATTACGCTTATTGATTGAGATTGAGGGCGGCCCCTGGTCTGGTGGGCGTGGCGGTAAGTTAGCAAATAAAGCATGGAGTCTTGATCGATATGATCTATCTGAAGAGATGGGATACAAGATCGAGCGCTTTCATCCAGATTCAATTTTATCGGGTTATGTCATTGATTGGATTAAAGGCGAATTAGCGAGAATTGAAGATGGAACAAATCAGACCATTTCCACCAACTGATTTTATTGATCAGGCCGATGATGAAGACGCTACACGTTTAACACCGGCACCAGACTTAATGGATTGGGTAGTAAAAAATTATTTTACCATAGATGGTGAGCTCTACAATCCAGACCATGACCATATTGCTGAGCTCATACACGAGAATGAGGGCTTTATTGCTTTTGCGTGGGCATCTCAAGCGTGCACGGTTAAAAAGCAAATGGTTTCTGGCCAGTGTGAAAAAGTCATGTTTAACGTTGGTGGTTGGCGTAAGGCTCGCCAGGAACAACAAATGCGTGATTGGTTTGGTTATGTGCCGGTTTATCTCATCACTATCGATGCAAGTTTTTGCGAGCAAGCAACGGACCGAGATTTTTGTGCGCTTATCGAACATGAGCTTTATCACATCGGCGTTGAGCGTGATGAGGATGGCGAACCTCTTTACAGTGACATGACAGGATTGCCAAAACATTATTTGGCTGGTCATGACGTTGAAGAGTTTGTGGGCGTGGTTAAAAGATGGGGGGCAGACGAGAACGTGAAGCGACTTATTGAAGTGGCGAAGCAAGCACCGTTTGTATCTGATGTAAATATTTCCAAGTGCTGTGGAACTTGCCTAATTAGTTGAGCCGTTTGGCTCATTTTTTTTGACTTGTTTGCTGTACGTAGCTGTACGAAGGGGAATTTATGGCAGCACTAAAAGAGCCTGTGAAAATATATATTGTTCAAGCTCTTGCATGCCGTGACACCCCTCAAGAAGTGGTTGAGCAGGTCAAGCAAGAGTTTGGTGTTGATATTAGTCGTAGCCAATGTGAATGCTATGACCCAACGAAATATTCAGGCAGAAACTTAAGTAAGAAATTTGTTGAGCTTTTTGAATCGACCAGAGAGAAATTTGATGAAGGCTTAATTGATATTCCTATTGCGAATAAGTACTACCGTCTGAAGCAATATCAAAGACAGCTTGATAGAACTAGAAACGTTAAAACAGCGCTAAAAATTCTAGAACAAGCGGCAAAAGATATTGGTGGACAATTTACCAACCGCCAAGAAATAACAGGCAAAGACGGCGGACCAGTTCAAACTGTTAATTCAGATGTGCCTGTTCCAATGGAAGAGTATTTAAAAGCTCGGAGGGAGGTCTTAGATGAGTACTGATGCGGCTCGGGATAAAGCCATCCAGATCGAGGCGCAAGAAGATTTATATTTCTTCACTAGGTACATGTTTAAGGAGCGCCGCAATTACAAATGGATGCAGAACTGGCACCACTTAGAAATCTGTGAAGCTTTGATGAAAGTTTATCGTGGTGAAACAAAGCGTTTAATTATTAACGTTCCACCTCGATATTCAAAAACTGAAATTGCCGTAATTAATTTTATGGCTTGGTGTTTTGGAAAAAATCCTGATTCAGAGTTTATTCATATCAGTTATTCGGCAATGCTTGCTGCAAATAACGCATTTCAGACTCGCAATATGGTTCAAGAGGAGGCTTATAAAAAGGTATTTCCTGATCTTAAATTGCGTGATGATAGTAAAGCTAAGGATTTCTGGCGTACAGCTGCAGGTGGTGTCTGCTATGCGACTGGTACAGGCGGTACCATTACCGGTTTCGGTGCAGGCAAAATGCGTGAAGGCTTTGGTGGTTGCATCATCATTGATGATCCGCATAAGGCCGATGAAGCCAAATCAAAAACTATCCGTGAAGGTGTAATTGACTGGTTCCAAAATACACTCGAATCGCGTACTAACTCACCAGAAACGCCTATTATTGTCATTATGCAGCGATTGCATGAAGATGATTTGGCGGGTTGGTTGTTAGGGAAGAGAGATGATGGTGTACCAACTGAGGGTGGTAACGGTGAGGTGTGGGATCATCTTTGCCTTTCAGCAATTCAAGAGGATGGTTCTGCTTTATGGCCAGCTAAACATAATATTCAAAAGTTGCAGCAAATGGAGAAAGCTGCGCCGTATGTTTTTGCCGGGCAATACCGTCAAATGCCTTCACCGCCAGCTGGCGGTTTTTTTAAGCCTGACAATATTGAAATTGTTGATGCTTTACCTGCTGACATAGTGAAGCAAGTAAGAGCTTGGGACTTTGGTGCAACTGAGAATGAAGGCGACTTTACAGCAGGTGTGAGAGAAGCTTTAGGTGCAGATGGCTTTACTTATATTGTCGATGTAACCAAAGGGCAACTTGGTCCAGACAATGTCAATAAACGCTTAAAACAAGTCACAGAGTTAGATGGGATGGGCGTATCGGTAAGGATTCCTCAAGATCCTGGACAAGCTGGTAAATCACAAGCCAGTTCATTCGTAAAACTTCTTGCAGGATATGACGTCAAAGCTAAACCTGTTTCGGGAGACAAACTCACACGAGCACAGCCTTTTGCGGCTCAAGTTAACGTGGGGAACGTCAGAATGCTGAGAGGTGATTGGAATAAAGACTTTATTGAAGAGCTTCGAAATTTTCCGAATGGAACGCATGACGACCAGGTTGATGCTGGTTCGGATGCATTTAATGAATTGAATGGAGGTTTTGAAGCCTTCTTTGCTGATATGGGATTTTCTCGATGAGTGACGTAACTTTTAAACATCCTGACTATGTTAAAAACTTGCCATACTGGCAGAAGCTAGATGATGTTTGTGAGGGTGAGGATGCAGTTAAAGCTAAAGGTGAAAAATATTTACCAAAGCCTAATGCACATGACAAAACGCCAGCAAACAAGAGTGCTTACTTAGCTTATCTAATACGTGCTGTCTTTTATGAAGTTACAGGTACAACGTCAAATAGTTTAGTAGGTGCTGCATTTGCCACAGATCCAAGCTTTAAGTTTCCCTCTGAGCTGGATCATTTAGAACGTAATGCAAACGGCGCAGGCTTAAGTGCTTATCAATTGGCACAAACAGGCATTCGTCATTTATTAAAGCATTACCGCTGCGCTCTTTATGTAGATTATCCAGCAGTTAAACCATCTCGAAATCTCGCTGAATTTAAACAGCAAAAAGCATTCCCGATGATTCATTTATTGAATGCCATTGATGTGATCAATTGGGATTCAATGATGATCGATAATCAGAAAAAGCTTTGCTTAGTGGTCATCCGTGAATTTACTTCTGAACGGGGTACTGATGGCTTCAGTAAAACAGAGGTGGAACAGTACAGAGTCCTTCGTTTAGAACCTGATAGTGAAGATAATTATATCTATTCAGTTCAGGTTTACGCCAAAGGAGATAAAGGTACTTGGGTAGGTGGAGAGAAGAAGTTTCCCACTGATAACAACGGCGATTTCTGGTCATATATTCCATTCACCTTTGTGGGAGCTATTGATAACTCCGAAGAGATTAAGAAGCCTCCATTGCTCCCATTAGCTAATCTTAATTTGGCTCATTACCGAGACAGTGCGGACTTTCAAGAGTCCGTTTTTTATATGGGCCAACCGCAGTTTTATGCAAAGGGAGTCAATTGGGCTTGGTACGACGAGGCCAAAAAGCGTGGCATTTATATCGGTGCAAAAGTTCTATTACCTTTACCTGAAAACGGTGATTTGGGGATTGTACAAGCAGATCCAAACACTTTAGCTCGGGAAGCTATGAAGGATAAATGGGATCAGATGAAAGAAATGGGTGCTCGTTTGATTGAAAAGGGATCGGCAGCTAAAAAGACAGCTACAGAATCAAACAGTGATGACGCCGTTCAGCATTCAGTTCTTTCACTTTGTGTTGTGAATATGAATGAAGCTTTTTCAATGGCTTTAAGATGGGCAGCTAAGTTTGTAACGCCTAATGTTGATGTTCTGACTAAAGATGACCTGATGTTCGAAATCAGCCAGGAATTTAACAAGCAAGGGTATCAAGCTGAACTAGCTCGTCAATTGTATGAGGCCGCTTTACAAGGCCGTTCTTCATTTAAATCTTGGTGGGAATATAACCAGACTGGAATGTTCCCAAAACAAAAGTATAAAGAAGAGCTGGACAACATTGAAGGCGAAAAAGACGGAACAGTGAATCTATAGGTAGGGTGATATGGCTAAAGATATTAAAAATCTTTTGGAGGTACTCACTCAACATCAGGCTTATCTTTATCGTGCTTCTTCGCAATCAGTAAATGAATTATTGGGTTTATTCAATAATGATACGAACGCAATGCTTTCAAAGCTTCGTGATTTATTGGATGAGCTTAGTGATTCAGAAAAGATTGCTTTGGCTGGAGGCAAATACACAACTTCAAATCTAAAGGAAATTAGAGATTTAATTTCCGTATGGTTTAGTAGTGTTAATACAAGCTTACCTGAAGCATTCGCCGTTTCAGCTACTGCGATGGCCGTTTATGAAGCTAACTACATAGCAAAATTATACGGCGCCAAGATAAGTAAGCCTGACGGTGAAAAGCTGTTTTCAGCAGCCAAAAAAGTTCCCTTGGCTGGCGGTGCTCTTGTTGATGATCTTTTATCAAGAATTGCAGAAAGTGCTCGCCAGAAAGTTGAATACGCGATTCGTGATGGGATTAGCACAGGTAAAACAAACCAAGAAATTATCCAGCGTATTCGCGGTACCAAACGCCTTAATTTCGAAGATGGTCTGTTAAACAGCACTAAATCTGATATTGACCGTACTGTTCGGACTGTACGAAGTCATGTGGCTAATCAAGCTTATCTAGATAGCTATAAGAAGATTGGCTTTGAATATGTCCGATTTGTAAGTGTACTTGATGGAAGAACATCTAAGCTATGTGCTTCGCTTGATGGCTCAATTTGGGAAATAAACGACCCCGCCAAACGTGTACCGCCTTTGCATCCACATTGCCGTAGTATCTTGGTACCAGTGGAAAAAGATGGGCAATTAATTGGTGAAAGACCGTTTGTAATGGATGAACGACGAGTTAAAGACATCCCGAAAGATGAGCGCAGCCAATTAATAGGCCAGCTTGATGCCAATACAACTTTCAAAGAATTCTTTAAGAAAACAGATGATTTCTTTCAAAAGGAGTGGCTAGGGCCTAAGAGGTACAAGCTTTATAAAGAAGGAAAGTTTGATTTTGAAAAGTTCTTTGATCCTGAAGGCCGTTTATATAGCTTAAATGAGTTAAGAAAGTTGGATGAAAAAGCTTTTAAAGAGTTAGGCCTGTAAATTTTTCTTATGTTATATTTTTTAAAATATCAGAATTTATACAATATGAAAACAATAGCTTTTGTATCTCTAACTCTAATATCAATCACTTGTTTAGCTGAACCAAGTGAAAAATATCTTAAAGAATATGATCGATTGTCTGAAGCTTTGGAGTCAGCAATGGCAAATGCATATTCTTTTGATCCTACAACTGGTCAAGTAAAACAGGCTTCTCAAGACTTAGAAGCTAAAAATAATTTATGTAGAGCTGCCCAGGCGAAACTAAACCTCACCACGTTTTTAAAAGACAATTTAGAGGAATCTAAAGAGCTCTATAAATCTATAGATGGTGCAGAAGTTCTAGATAAAAATTATCTAAGTGGACAACAGCAGGAACAACAAACTCTTGTTTCTAATTTTAAAAAAGACCTTGTTGGAACAGGATTTAACTGTGAGTAATAATTGCCAATGACAAGCAAGACTAAACTCACTTAAGACACAATTTTCACCTTTATATAAGCGCCTCAAACGGCGCTTTTGTCATTTATGGAGTTGGGCTTATGAGTGAATCAAGAATGTTAGTTCTTAAACGTCACCCTAAAGCAAAAGGACATTTAGTTCTGTGTGATGAGGAAACTGGTCTGCCTTTAGCAGGGCAAAGTTTAGTACAGTTAAATAGTAGTGCTCATGGTGGACCAGCAACAGTTACGGTTACTTTTGATGCTTTTGGTGGTCATGGCATTCGATTGGCGGAGGATGAGCCAAGGCCAACTCAAACAAAGGAAACGTAGCGAAAGGTTATACAAATGGCTGAAAAACAAATCAATATGTCGGATGCTCAATACATTTTGAGCACAAAATTAATTTTGGTGCCTTTTCTTCAAATAAAAATTTCTAGAGCCATGTCAATTTATGGTTTTTCATTTGAAAGATTGAAAGCACATACCCCACATTAATTTGAACTATATCTTTAGTAAAAGAGGATAAGCAAAATGTCTGAAATATCAGTTGCTGAATACGTGAAGAGAAAAGAAGAGCTAGAAAGAACACTTACAGGCCATATTGCTGAATTGATCAGTAAATTTGAAAAAGATACAGGCGTAAATGTTCAAGATGTTTATGCGAATTTTTCTAGTGCCACATGCTTGGGTGGTTCAGAAAAACACTTTCTAACTGGTGTGACAGTTAAAACCTCAATTTCTGACTAACCCAATTTATTAATTCAATAGCACCTTAGGGTGCTTTTTTTGTGAGTACAAAAATGTCTAAGAAGTTATTAGCTTTATCAATGGTTGCCTATATCGGCACTAAATCAGTTTTAGCAGTACCTATGACACGATCTGAATATTGTGAATATCGGGGCTGGAAATTACCTGAAAATGAAGATCCCAATGAACCTGTTTATCTAGTCGAATATGCCGATGGTGGTAAAGCGAATGATGACCGACATGCTGGATACATCACTATGTCACCCAAAGACGTATTTGATAAAGCATACCGTCAAAATGGTCATTTAACTTTTGGTGATGCCTTGGTTGCATTGAAGTTAGGTGAAAAAGTTGCCCGCCTCGGTTGGAATGGCAAGAATCAATATGTTGTTGCTCAAGCACAAACCACCGTCACTGATGCTGCCAAAATTTGGAACCCACACAATAAAGCTCATGCTGAAAAATTGGGTGGGCAAATTGATGTTGCTCCATATTGCACACTCAAGACAGCACAGGACACATTAGCTATGGGATGGATACCATCTACAGGTGATATTTTTGCAGAAGACTGGTTGGTATTGGAGTAATTACAATGTATGGAAAAACAACTAAGCAAGAATTAGCTGAAAAAGTTGAAAAAAAAGTTGTGCCTCATGTTTCCGCTGCTCAAATTGATGTTTTGCTTGAGCGTGTTGAAGTTCATACAACCACATGTAATGCACCAACACCTCACGTCATGGCAATTGCTTGGCTTGATGGTAAATTCTATTTAGGTACCGCAATTTCTAAATCAGTTAATCCTGAGAACTTTAATGAAGAACTAGGAATTAAATATTCCACTGAAGAGGTTCTTGAAATTGCAGAAAACAAATTATGGGAGCTTGAAGGCTACCGTTTATTTGCATCTAGTTTTTAAATTTTACTTTGAATTAAAGCGTCCTTCGGGGCGTTTTTTTTATGCCTGCCGAAAGCGGATGCAGACGGCGAAACCGGGTGGATGCCCATTTAGAAAATATAGGTTGGATGACCATGAAACTTAAAACAGTAACGATCGACGGTAAGGTATATGCGGAAGTAGAAGGTGATAAACCTATCTATGTTCATGATGATGGTAAAGAAATGCCACATGATGCTGCACACTCCGTGGCGACAATTGCTCGCTTAAATGGTGAAGCTAAAACACATCGTGAAGCGAAAGAAGCAGCAGAAAAAGCATTAAAGGCTTTTGAGGGGATTGATGATCCTTTGGCAGCTAAAAAAGCAATTCAGACAATACAAAATCTTGACGATAAAAAGCTGGTGGATGCTGGTGAGGTTGAGAAAGTCAAAGCTGAAGCTATTAAAGCTGTTGAAGACAAATATGCTCCTATTGTTGAGCAACGTGATGCACTTGAAGCTTCTTTACATAAAGAGCTTATCGGCGGTGGTTTTGCTCGTTCTAAGTACATTCAAGACAACATTGCAGTTCCAGTTGATATGGTTCAGGCAACCTTTGGTAGTCACTTCAAAATCGAAGACGGCGAAGTAGTTGCTTACGACCAAAAAGGTGAAAAGATTTATTCCCGTGTCCGCCCTGGTGAACTTGCAAATGTTGATGAAGCTTTAGAGTCCTTGGTTGGTGGATACCAGCATAAAGACTTAATCCTTAAAGGTGGTAAAGGAAATGGCGGTGGTTTCCAAGGCGGGGGCAAAGGTGGAGCACCTGCAGGTATGAAGCGCAGCGAGATGTCAGTATCTCAAAGAGCCGATTACATTAAAGAACATGGCCAAGAATCCTTCCTCAAACTACCAAACTAATTATTAAACATTTGGAGATAAGTCGTTATGACTACAACAGTTAATTCAGACATGATCATCTACAACCAATTGGCACAAACTGCTTATTTAGAGCGTTTGCAAGACAATTTGAATGTCTTTAATGAGGCATCAGCTGGAGCGATTCTTTATAAAAATGAAATCATTGAAGGCGATTTTAATAAAGAATCATTTTATCGTGTTGGCGGCAGTATCAAGCACCGTGATGTGAACTCAAACGCTAAAGTTAACCATGAAAAAATTGGCGCTGGAGAATCTGTAGGTGTGAAAATTCCGTTTAAATACGGTCCTTATGCATCTACTGAAGAAGCTTTTAAGCGTCGTGCTCGTACACCTGAAGAGTTTGCAATGATTCTTGGTTATGATTTGGCAGATGCTTTAGTTGCAGGGCGTTTACAGTACAGCTTGGCTTCATTAAAAGCAGCGATTACAAGCAATCCTGATATGGTGGCAAAAGGAAGTATTGCAGTAGATGGTCGAAAAGCATTAACCCGAGGGATGCGTAAATTTGGTGACAAGTTTGGTCGTATCGGTTTGTGGGTAATGAACTCAGATACCTATTTCGATATCGTAGATGATGCAATCACCAAGCAGATTTATGGTGAATCTGAAATCGTTATTTATGGCGGTTTACCAGGTACTTTAGGTAAACCTGTACTTGTTACTGACGCCGTAGGCGATAACGATGCATTTGGCTTGCAGTATGGTGCTGTGACTGTAACTGAGTCACAAGTACCAGGCTTCCGAGCCTACGACATCAATGATGAAGAAAACTTTGCTATTGGTATGCGTGCTGAAGGTACATTTAACCTAGATATCCTTGGTTATAGCTGGGATACAACAAAAGGTGAAAATCCAGATCTTACTTTACTTGGATCAAGTGCTAACTGGAAGAAACATGCAACTAGCAACAAAATGACCGCTGGTACATTGCTTGATTTATCTGGTGCTTAAAAAGCTAAATAACACATTAATTTAAATCTTAGAGGGCCATAGAGTCCTCTTTTTTATTATTAAGAGTAAAGCGTCATGAAGCTAATCTATACACGTGTTGCCGCAGCAGCAGCTTTAGAAGTCGGGACTATTGCAAACCCTGACTATTATGAATATCCAAATCGTAGTGCTGAAGAAGTAATCATTTATGGTGATTATCCAAAAATCCAAAATGACTATGAAGCTTTGGATATTCCAGTTGAAGTTCGCAAATTGGAAGAGCCTGCAAAAACGACTTTGGCCACAGTAAATGTCGCGGTGGGAATTACCCCTGAGCTGCAAGAAGTCATTGATGAAACAAAAGCTGAGTGTCTAAAAGTGACGGAAGAAAACACTGAACTAAAGCAGAAAGTTGAAATCTTAGAAAAGGCTAAAGGTGATAGTTCGGAATTACTTTCTGAAAACTCACGTTTAAAAGATGCTTTAACCCAAGCTGACAATGCAACTAAAGCGGCTGAAGGAAAGGTATTAAGCATTCAAGCGGAATTTGATGCTTTTAAAAATGATGTTGCTGCTATGCAAGCGCGTATTGCTGAATTGGAAGCTGGAAAGGCGGCAGAAAATCCAGTAATAGAAACGGCGGCAAATGATTTTGAAAATTGGTCTAACGATCAATTAAAAGAATATTTGGCCAGTAAAAATATTGGCTATAAGCCAACTGCTTCAAAAGCAGAATTACTTAAGTTGATCCCAAAGGAATAATGAAATGAGCTTTATTACTGTAGATGACGCAAATTTAATTTTGGGCAGCGATTTTGCACCTGACAGTGATAAAGCTCGTCTGGTTCAACTCGCTAATGTCTGGATGAAAAAACGGATTGGGTTTGTGCCGGATCCTTTAGATTCACTTCTTAAAGATGCAGCTTGTGAAATTATAAAAGGCATTCTTGCTAAGGTGATCTATAACGGCAAAGAGCAGTTGCTTAAACGAAAGAAAGTTAAAGCTGATTCAGTCGAATCTGAAAAAGAGTATCAAGAAGGTACTGAAGCGATTTCTAGCTTTGAACAGATAGCAATTGATTATATTGAATCGCTTGATTTGAAAGATCCTAATGCAAGTTTTAATGGTTTTGGCATTCCACTTTACAGGGCATAAATAATGGGCTTACGTGACGAAATTCAGGCAGAAATTGCCGAAGCATTTAATGAAGATCTTGCAGACGCTGTGCATACCTTTACGTGTGAGCGGATATCTAAAAGAAATTGGGATCCTAAGACCGAAACTCATGTTGAAGTTAAAGAAAATTATTCTGGCCGTGGCGTTCTGTTTGGCTCATATAGTCAATATGAAATACAAACGCTTGGAGTACTGGCCACAGATAAGAAAGCGACCGTGCTTCAAAATGAAGTGACCATGGTACCTAAAATGGAAGATGAGTGGGTTACACCCTTAGGTACTTTTCGTGTCAAACACATTCAACAGGATCCAGCTGCAACTATTTGGAAATGTCAGTTGAGGAAGGTTTAAATACTTGGTCTAATATCCTTCTGAAATAGGGGGATATATGGTTAAAAATGATTTAAAAGTAAAAATAAGAAGGATCTGGAAATGGACTTTTATTGGAATAATAATTTTTTTAGTAATCTCATTCTTTCTTAAAAGTTCATACCCAATTACCCACCATAAATTTAATTTATCTGATGCTTATGAAGTCCTAAAAGATACTTTAACTCTAGCCGCTGGCTTTTTAGCACCAGTTGCTGCATTTGTCCTTTTTAGTGACTGGAGAGAGCAACATGTATTAGTAAATAATGAAAAAATAAGTAAGGAAATTTTAAATATTTTAGATGAGTTTTATGAGTTCTATAATTTAAATTTTGGATCCGTGCTAGAAAATGATGAGTTTTATAAAAAGCAGTCTTTGTATTTCCAGAAGATAAATTATTTAGCTGAAAAAAAAGCTGAAATAAATGCAAAAGATCAAGTTGCCAAAGATTTCATTGTTCGGCTAACACAAATCCAAATACTTTTACCAACTTACTGGATTTTCTTCACTGAAGAAGTGAGGGCGTATCAAGATTTTCAAAAATTTCATGAACCCCAGACAGTTCTAGCTAAAGGTCTTTCGGAAAGTTATATCAATAAACATATTAATGCTCAAAGTAAAAAGTTTGATGTACAAAAAGAAATTATTGAAAAAAGAAATAATTTATCAATTTTATATGTCTGAAAATCTTATTTTTAACCCACTTCGGTGGGTTTTTTATTTTGTGCAAGTTAGGAGATTAAATGATAAGTACACATTACGTTCCTTTATGGCATATCTCACCGTTTCAACATGTTCAATACACATTAGCTCGAAATCAAATTCATATGGATCTGTTATTCGAGAACATGAATAACGTTGATAAGTTCTTGTCTGTTGAAGGCGCAGCGGCACAAGTTGATTTCTATTCTAATGGTGCTTATGCAGTTGTTCAGTTGGGTGATACCTCAGAAAGAAAAATGATTGAGGTCTATGGCTTGCTATTACATGAAGCGGTGCATGTTTGGCAGAAGGTTAAGAAACTCATGGGAGAAAAAGAGCCTAGTTCAGAATTTGAAGCATATTCGATTCAAGCGATCGCTCAAGACCTTTTTAAAATGTATGAAGAAAGCGAGGTAAATGATGGGATGGAAGGGAAAAAGGCCAACTGATTTTAGTCTTGATGTGGCTAAAACGGCAGAAGTTAAGGTAAAGAAAATTACTATGGATACAGTGCAATCACTTGTCGTTTCAAGTCCTGTTGATACTGGAGCTTATCGTGCTTCACATGTTGTTTCGATTGGATCTGGTGATTATGGTGTACGTGGACCTGAAACTAACGCCGTTCAAGATGCAGCTATTCAAGCCGTAAAGTTTAAGCTGGGTAATCTGATCTATATCCAAAACAACAAACCTTATGCCGAACGCTTGGAAGATGGCTGGTCCGATCAAGCACCGCAAGGTATTTACAACACTACGTTTACTTATATTTCTCAAAAGTACGGTGGTTAAGATGGCAATGACTTTAGAGCAGACAAGGCAAGCTATTATCGATCGTATGCAAAGCTTTACTGGTATTGCCCAGGACAGAATCCAGTATCCAAATGCACCAGGCTTTACAGTACCAAAGGAAGGCTTGTGGTGTAGTCTAACCATTGCAGGTGGTGCCAGCTTTACTTCAGGTGTAGCAGATAAGCCTTGTAACCGACGTACTGGTAATATTATGGTTCAGTGTTTTGATCGATTTCATGTAGGAGAAAAAGCACTAACGATTCTCGGTGATTCTTTATTGGCTCATTTTGAACATTTCTCTTTTGATGATTTAGAATGTTTGAACGGACAATCTATTAAAGCTGGTAAAGACGCTGACTTTGTGCAATACAATGTGACCATTGGATTTACGGTGAATTGATATGAATGAAGATTATGTAAGGTACTTAACTGAGAGAAAAGAACTTATCAGTAACATCTTATTAATTTCGAGTAATCCTCCAGATAATCTTGATAAGAAGACCATTTCTGAATTAATGCGCATTTATTACGCTGGTATAGATAACAAATGCAGCCGTTGTGGTCATGAGGGCCAGAATCCACCTTTTAAGTCTATCTATCGTAATAATGCTTCGTAAAATCAATTAAAAAAGCACTAGCCGCCGAAAGGCGGTTTTTTAGTTTTACTCACTACCACCTCATCGGTGGTTTTTTATTTTTACAGGAATCACTTATGAGCAATTTTTGTTTTAAGCGTGGTGACACATTCAACCTAAATTTGCAGCTGGTTGATATGGATGAGGCTTTGCAATATCCGCCGGATGATGTCCGACGTGCTATCGATCTGACAGGCTACACGTTTACATCGCAAGTTAAATCGTTGGCAGATGGAGCTGTGGTTGCAACTTTGACTTGTGCAGCTTTAAGCCAAAGCACACAGAAAGGTTGGCTTAACGTTAAATCTGGTGCAAGCACGGCTGCATGGCCTGTGGGTTTATGTCAAATGGATATTAAAGCGGTAGTAAGCGGCAACACTCAACATACCGAAACTTTGACTTTCCAAGTGATTGATGGGGTAACAGCATAATGGCAAATCTTGTTTTTAAATTTAATTGGGACCATCGGCCGTTCCAGTTGAACTCAGCCCAAAGTAAGCGGCAATTTATGCTGCCATTCGCTTCGGGCATTCCCAATCTAAGTCCAAACTTTTCTCAAGTAATTGGTACAGCAGCTATCTCTCAAGGTGGTACCGGAGCAACAATCGCAGCAGATGCTCGAAATAATCTCGGAGCAGCTGCCAGTGGTGTGAATAGTGATATCACTGAGATCAAAGGCTTAACTACAGTTCTTTCGATCGCTCAAGGCGGTACCGGAGGAAATACCGCAATTAATGCCAAAGTTGCATTAGGTCTAGGTGATGCAGGTGTCTTGGGATATTCAGCAAACGTTGTAGCTTCTCTATTTGATAAATCACTTGTTTCACAATGGGTAACGGTTCTGGGCCTAAATCGTTTAGTGAATATCTCCCATGGTGATTGGCAAGGTGGTAGTACATCCAATCCTCTTTTAATGCCTACACGCTATGGAACATTGATGGGCTACCATGCCAATGATTCAATTGGTACGTATTCATGGCAACTTTTTAAAGGTGTGCAAGGACACCAGATGTCATATCGCTATGGGGCTGGTTCAGATGCTTGGACTGCTTGGGGGCATTTAAAAACCAGCTTTAATACTTCTGTTGATGCAAACGGATTCTTAAAATCAGCCTCACCAGTAGTTAAGTTATTTAACGATCATATCGAGCTCAATAGTGATGCAGAAAAACAGCCGATTGAATTTAAGAAAGTTGATTTAGGCGATTATTTACTTAAGGGCTCTTTAGGCTTTGCCCAGGAAGGCTGGTATATCGAAGTACCTAAAGACGCAAACGGTAATACAATCGTCGCTGTGGTGTATGACACATTAGAAAATGGTGACATTTCGATTAAGACCTACAAGCGTAAATTTGATTTTGAACTTGCAGCAGTCGTAGCTGATTTAGAAATTCCTATTGATATTCCAGAAGCACGCTGGGTTGATATTCGTTTACATGAAGAACCGGAGCCTGAACCAGAACCACCTACAACTGAAACACCTTTTGAGTTTCAGCCAACTAATTTATCCGAAGCCGTAGCTGCCGCAATGGTCGGTATAGCTCCCCCAGAGCTCTCAGAAGAAACCCAGTAAGGACCCGCTAATTTAGCGGGTTTTTTTACGCCCTCTATTTTTAACGACCCGCTCATGAAGCGGGTTTTTTTATGCCTAAATTTTGGAGAACTATAAATGAGTTCAGGCGCAAAAATTCGATTATATGCTTGTGAAGAAGCAGTTTTAGGAACAACTCCAGCAAATCCAATTTGGTACACAGTTCGCCGTGTAACTGACGGCCTTTCAGAAAATGTCTCTACTGAAGAAAGTAGTGAGGTTGTAGATTCACGATATCGACAAGGTGGTGTAGTTACTGAAGCTGAAGTGGCTGGTCAGTTAGAGTTTGAATTATCACTCGGTACCTTTGATCTATTCTTAAGTGCCTTAGCTTTCAATAACTGGGCAACAAACAGCTTAACTATTGGCGGTACAGTTCGTAAGTCATTAACGCTAGTTAAAGTTTTTGAAGATGTAGGGCAGGTATTTATCTACCGTGGCGTTCAGGTCAATACTGGTGAAATTACCATTCAGACCACTGGAAAAATTACAGGTAATTTTGGTTTAGTTGGTAATTCATTTACTCGCCAGCAAGTTAATCCGGTTACCAATCCAGTAGCAGCATCAAGCCGTCCATTGGTTAGCATGCCAAACGTTGAAAACTTGCTAGTTAATGGCCAGTCTATTCAAGGTAAAGCTTGTATGCAGTCACTGACGCTCTCAATCAACAACAACCTTGAAGCAGTGCGTTGTATCGGTTCAGGCAAATACACTCCAGAGTTTTACTTAGAGAAGATGATGGATATCGAAGCAAATGCTTCATTCATGTTCTCAGCAACTGCGGCAGGCTGGATTGATGCCATTAAAACACGAGATGTATTTACACTGACCTTTGATATTAAAGACAGCAAAGGCAGTAAATACTCGTTCAACTTCCCTCAGCTAGAAGTTATGGAATCAAATCATCCGGATGGTGGTGGTGATGACATCATCACTTTAGATATCAACTTTGCTCAAGTACGAACAGCCCCAACGATTGTGCGTGCTCTTGTGTAATTCAAATTAATAAACCTTAGAGCCTATGGAATCCCATGGGCTTTTTTATTTCCTAAATTTTCGAGGTAGGTATGGCTTTAAAAGTTGGAATTGTACGAAGCTCAGAAGTATCGAAGTGGTGTACGTTTGAAACTGCAGGTGGACAAGCAGAGTTTAAAATTCGTGGTATCGGCTATAAACCTTTTCAGGTTGCATTAGAAAAAGCTGGCAATCAAATTTCATCAAAAGGCTATGATGTGATGGCAAAAGATGAAAACGGAAAACTTTACCATGAGCTTTTATTAGATGCAGCAGGAGCTCATTTAATTGAAGATTGGAAAGGAGTAGTTTTTGCTGAAGTAGAAGGTGATGATACAGTTGAAACTGAACAACCCTATACCCCTGAGAATGCATCTAAGTTGCTTAATCTGGGTGATATTGGCCTATTGATCTGGACATTCATTAAAGAGCAGGCTCAAAAGATTCAGGAAGACGCTGATAAGGACAAAGCCACGATTTTGGGAAAGTCATCGAACTCTACAAGTATCGAAAAACCTATGCGTCAAAAACGCCGCACGAAATCGAACAAATCAAGTTCTTAGGTGTACACGTTCCCGATCCACCAGAATATTCTTATGCGGCTGACTCAATTCTTGCAGCATTTAGCACGATTATTAGATCTAGACGATATGAGCAAAGCGTACCGTTATGCTTAGATCAGCATGCAATCAATGTATATGCTGAGCATAATGATTTACCTGTTGATGCTCATATCTTTAATGACTGTATTTTTGCTTTAGACAACATGCTTTTAGATGAGTGGCATAAGGAGTTTAAGAAGAAAAAATAAAAGGTTTAAGGTTTAATTTCTTAAAACTAAATCTTGTGCGGGATATTTTAAAATTTAAACAATATACCGCACTTTTAGCATAGTTTTTCTATAGTTCTTAAAAGTGAATTATTGTAAGTTATTGAATTGTAAATTTAAAATTTTAAAAGCCAAGGGTTTAAGAATGTAATTTCTAATTGACATAGATGTCATTAAGAAATATTATATTTTCAATAGTAAATTAATAGGTATTAATTTTTATTAATCCGATTAATTACTTTAGGCGAAGCCTTTAGCTCGTCAATTCTATCACTTCCGTATATGGAGCAAACTATGAAAGCCTACCTTATGTTTGAAGGATGGGACGGATAAGTTTCATTTCATTTTTTTAAAAAAATAATTAAACTTTTGAGGTAATACAAATGAAAATCATGACTGAAGGTTGGGATGGCTAGACCATTATTTAAAGATTCAACAAAAAGCGGACTGACACTATTTTTAGCGTTAGCCGCTTTTTTAATGGGTTTATATACGATATCAGATAATTTAATCGTATTTTTTAAGCTCCAAGAATGGAAAGTTGCAGATTGGTTGGTATTTGCACAGCTTTTGGTATTTTTTGCCTCAGCAATTATTGCATATACAACAATAAGCTCCTCAAGAACTACTGCTCGAGAGAGAGCAACTTTAGACACCATTTTAGATGACAATAAAGATGAAACTTTAGGTATATCCAAAACAATTGTATTAAAGTTTAATGAAAACCCTGAAAGGTACTATAATCAAGCGTCCGCCTCTGAAATCAAAGCATCGCACTTGAAAGAAACTGATTTTGATGAAAATGGAGAGACCGTTACAGAAATTGATGTAGTTGAAGTAACGCAAAAGGTGGAAGATGTTAAACCTCAAGATCAAAGGATGACTTTAGCGCTTTTGTTAAGTGTTAAGGAAGGGGATTTAACAAAGGAAGAAGCAAACGTACGAATGCATTTATTAAAAGTACTTAATAGGTATGAGTTTTATGCTATCGGAATTAATCAAAAACTTTTAGATGAAGAAATGTTTAAAAGAATGTATTGTTCAACAATGTTAAAGTTTTGGGCAATATGTAGTCCTGCAGTTTCACAACTAAGAGAAACTGCTAAAAAAGATACTATATTCAAAGAATTTGAATTATTAGTGACTAGATGGAAAGCAAATCCATTAAAAATAGAAGACATCAAATAACCACCTTTAGGGTGGTTTTTTAATATCTATCTTTTCCTAATTTATTGTTTTGTGTAAGATATAACCTATAAATAACTAATTTTAATAACTTTATATTTGATTGGGGAATGTATGTTAGAAAAGCTTTTAGAAAAGTTATGGGTATTAAATGACGTCTTTGAAGAATCTCCCAAAGTTTTTTATTTAATGATGGTTTATCTCGTATTGATGGTTGCAGTAGTCTTTCTTTTCTTTCCGTGTTTAAGATGGCTTGCGAACCTTCAAATCCTGAATACTTATCCTTTATATGAACTTATATTAAGAAACTTTGACACACTCCGTTGGGGAGTAGTTGTATTACCATTGCTTATTGCAGTTCATGGTTTCTTTGAAGTGACTGGGCTGCATGATCGTTTAAAAAAAAGAAGATACGGAAGATGAGAAATTCAACTTTTTTATCTTCTTGTTTGTTGATCTCTTTAACTTTGGTTAGCTGCACTAAACAAGTGGAAAGTAAGGCACTGCCTCCTTCGGTTGAAGCTCAATTCATGAGTGCAGATAAAGAAATAGGAAAGATGCTTGATGAACTTGAAAATCGTGATATTCCACTTCAACGGAAGAGGGAGATATTGTGCAACACCTATCCTGAAGTCTACAAAAAACAGTACATGCCAACTCTTCTTAAGCTTTCTCCTAAAGTATATACAGAGGAAAATCTATTAAGAGACTATGAGGCTGTGATTAGCTTCTATAAAAAAACTTTTGTAGTTAATTGTGGTTGATTTTTGTCACTTAAGGATTTAATAGTATATAGCTTGCTTCAACAAGTATTCGACAATATCATTTTAAATTCTTAAAGGTGAAAATTTGTGTCAAATCAAACAAAAATCATATTTGGTTCAGTAATTGTCATACTGTTTATTGCGGGTTCTAACTATTTTAAAGATTTAAATTTATTAAACTTCGGACAAAAAGGTGGGACCTCAGCCGGAAAAGAGATTAATAGAAACATGAATAACAATTAAACCACCTTCGGGTGGTTTTTTATTTTGATATGTGACATTTATTAATCTGTTTGTTAGATTGATTTTACTTTATAACAAATGGTGAAATACATGAAGAAAATATTGGCTGCAAGCTTATTAAGTCTTGGATTAGTTGGGTGTGCTACTACAACAGGATCTGCCCCAAAAGTTTCTTCAAGTGGATTTGATGGTTCAAAACGAGTTTTTATTGATGGGCATAGTGTTGCATGTGATCAAATGGCCTGCCCATTAATTGGTGCAATTTGGTCAAGTAACAACCCCAATCTTGTTGGCTTAAAGATTTCAGTAATAAATACAATTGTTTCTATAAATTCAGTAGATTTAAATGTTGATGGTGAAATAATTAAATTAAGAGAAAATACTTTAACGGATTTCTCAACTGGCACTTTATTAGAGTCTAGCAAAGTGTTTGTTACTGATTTAACCGTAGTGGATAAAATTCTTAATTCAAAAAGAGCATGGATTCGAGTGAATACAAGCAAGGGCTTAATTGAAAACCCGATTATCGAGGGTTCAAAGGATAGTAAGGCTTATCACGCTTTAAAACGTTTTAAGGATCAAGTTAATACTGCTAAGTAGAATCTAGCTAAATCCCCCTATTTTAATAAAACCCGCGAAAGCGGGTTTTTTATTGCCTGGAGAAAAGTAAAAATGGCACAAGAATCCCGTCTAGTCATTGTTATTGATTCACAAAATGCAGAACGTAATGTCAAAGCCTTGGCAGAAGAGTTGTCAAAATTTACTGATCGAGGTGATTCTGCATCTAAAACATCACAAGATATGGGGAAACAGCTTTCTGTTACCAATAACATTGTTCAAAACTTTAATACAACCGTAAATAATGCCAATTCTGTAGTGAATAAATCTGTTGAGGTAACAAAGCACGCCACTCAACAAAGCCAAAAATATTCTCAGGAATTAAAAAATACTACTAATGAATTAGATAAGCAGACTAAATCCGCTAACTCATTTGCCACTTCAATTTCAGCCTTGGCTGGATATATGGCAGGTTTAGTTACAATTAATGCAGCCATAACTAAAATTGATGCCTATACAGGGCTACAAAACAGACTGAAGTTAGTTACTAGCAGTCAGGCTGAACTGAATAAAGCGACTGAAGATACTTTCCAGATTGCTCAAAAAACTTATTCAACTTGGGATTCGGTTTTACAGGTGTACCAGCGCTTTAGTGACAATTCCAAAACTTTAAATCTAACAATGGACGACACTGCGCGTTTAACTGAAACAGTATCAAAAGCAGTGGCTATTAGTGGAGCAACTGCAGAAGCAGCAGATGCTTCATTGATGCAGTTTGGACAAGCACTCGCAAGCGGTACATTGCGTGGAGAAGAACTGAACTCTGTCATGGAACAAACTCCAGCTTTAGCAAAGGCTATTGCTCAGGGTATGGGAATTACTGTGGGTGAGTTACGCACAGTGGCTGCTGAAGGAAAGATCACATCCCAAGAAATTGTGAAAGCACTTAGAAATGTAGAGTCTGATGTAGATGCATTATTTGGTAAAACTGATATTACGATCAGTCAGTCATTAACTCTTCTTAATAATGAGATTACTAAATTTGTCGGAGAAGCTAGCCAGGGAAGTGGAGCCGCTCAAGTATTATCTGGTTCAATTAAGGTTCTTGCCGAAAATTTAGAATCAATCTCTTATGTAGCTATTCTGGGTGGTACAGCATTACTAACCAAAGCAATCGCAACACAAGTATCCGCTTTAAATACAAAATTAGGGTCATTAGTTGCTGACAATGCTGCATCACAATTGCAAAAGCAAAAGGCGATCGAAAGCGCAAAAGCAGCACTGGCTGAAGCTGAAGCGCATTTAGTTAATGTGCGAGCAACAAATGCTGAAACTCAAGCCAAATTTGGAGCAGCTGCAGCTAGTGCCAGATATGTACTGGCGGCTAACAATGTTGAGAAAGCAACGAAAGCCGTTACATTAGCGCAAGGCCAAAGTGCTTCAATGGCAGGTTTAGTAAGCGGTGCATGGGGATTGATTGGGGGGCCAATAGGGGCAATTACATTAGGCGTGACCGCTTTGGCAGCTACTTATATGTATTTCTCAAATAAATCTGCTGAAGCCACTGCAAAGCTAAAAGAGCAAGCTGAAGCTGCAAAGTTGACTAAGGAAGAAATTAAAGCCCTTAATGATGAACAGCGTAAGGAAAAACTAGGTGATTTAGCAGCGACAATTGAAGATCAAAACAAGGCGTTAGAGCGGCAAGAATTAGCGGTCGGTTCAGCATTGATCAACATTCAGAACTATGCGGTGGGCAATGCCAAAGTTGCTGAAATTTCGAATAAGGCCAGACTTGGCACCATTTCATATACAGAGGCAATTGAGCAATTAAAGAGTCAAAAAATTCCTGCTGATTTAATGGATGCATTGCTTAAACAAGTGAATGCCTATGATGAAGCAGCTGAAACTGCTGCCAAGACTAAGCAAACGTATAGCTTATTTGGTTTTGAGGTGATAATTGCAGGCAATAAGGCGGAAAATGCCATTGTTGGCGTTGATAAAAACACCAAGTCCTTAAATGAAAATGAGAGAGCGGCATTAGCTGCAAAAAATGCACAAAAGAAATATGCAGATTCTCTTTATGATCGTGAATATGATGCATATTTCATTAAATTTGCTCTAGAAAAGGGATTTACAGAGAAACAAGCAGAGGAGTTACTTAAAAGTGCAAATTGGGCTCGAAAGGAGGGCGTTGAATATACCTATCAAATAGCTCAAAAAGGCTTGCAAGTACTATCTATTGAAGAGCAGAACAAGCAAGTAATTGATGCCAAAAATAAAGCTTTAAAGGAAACAACGAACGAGCTATCCAAACAACAAAAAGTTCTTTCCGTAAATGCCAAAGTTCAAGCAAACGCTTCAAAGTTTGGATTTTCAGATCTGGAGTCTAAATACAAACTTCCATCTGGAACACTATCAGCGATTCATATGATTGAATCTAAAGGCAATGCAAAAGCATATAATAAAGAAACTGGAGCTACAGGTGGATTCCAATTTCTTGAAGGTACTGCCAAGCAATATGGAGTGAAGGATCGTACTGATTTAGCACAGTCTGCTGAGGGCGCTGCAAAGTACATGTCTTATCTTCTAAGGCTCTTTAAGGGGGATTTAGAGAAGGCTGTACGTGCATACCATGCTGGTGAAGGGAATGTTCAGAAAGGTAAAGGTATTGGTAAAAACAACAATCAATATTGGAAAGACTATCAAGGTTATATGGCTGGTTCTAATGGCTATAAAACTGGTGATATTTCAACAAAAGACTTCGATAAGCTAATACAAGATTCCACTAAATTGGCCGAAGAGCAAGCTACTCTTCGGCTTAAATTAGAGAATGATGTTGCAAGTCAAGTCACCAAAATTAGAAATGATCTCTCTAAAAAATTGGAAGAAGTTGATAAAGCTAATTTTAGTCCTGAACGTAAAGCACAAATCAAAGCTGAGTTACAAGGACGTGCTGAGAATGACATAGCTATTGCTGAGCAGGCTACAAAAACCAAGCTTGATGCATATCGTGATTTTACAAAATCAGAGGAGAAACTTTTAAAAGAGAGTTTCGCTAAACGTCAGTTCGATGCTGAGCATGATTTGGAGTTAACTAAAGAACAGCGAAAAGAAGCTGTTGAAATTTTAGCTCAACAATTAAAGCAAGAAATTGCATTAGTAAAATTGGCTCAAGAACAGCGTTTATTTCAGGCGCGTATTTTTCTATTATCTGAAACAGAAGCAATGCAAGAACGTTACAGATTAGAGCGCCTTGAAATCCAAAAAACTGTAAAGGATGAGGAAGAAAGAAGAAAGCGAATTGCTTTATCGAAATCACAAGAGCAGCTTGAAATACTTGATCGGGCGACAAAAGCTGGACAAACATGGGGTGGCGTTCAAGCTGATATGAATGGCACTAGTGAGTTTTATAGACAGGATCAGGAGCGATCTAGTCGTATGAGCTCCGCGACCAATTTTTTTGATAGTCAAAAAGGAGTGGTCAATTTAAATGAACAAAACTCATTAGAAACACTCAATGCTCAGTTTGAGCAGCAGCTTATTAGTCAGCAAGACTTTGAGAACCAGAAAACTGCAATCATTCAAGCTGCTCAGGAGCAACGCAATCAAATTGGTAGCGAATATGCTCAGAACGCCAAAGATATTGAAGACAAATATCAACAGGATCGACTGAATACCCAAATTGCTCTTGGTGGGCAAATGATAGGCTCAGTCACCTCAATGTTTGGTTCTATGTTTGGCGAACAATCCAAAGCCTACAAGCTTATGTTTGCGGCCGATAAGGCTTATGCGATCGCTGCGGCTGGTCTTGCCATTCAGCAAAACATTGCAGCAGCTGCAAAAGTTGGTTTCCCTTACAACTTACCTTTGATTGCAGGAGCCGTTGCCCAAGGTGTCAGCATTATTGCAAACATCCGGGCAATCAAGGATCAGGGCTTTGCTGATGGTGGTTTTACTGGATATGGTGGCAAATATGATCCTGCGGGTATTGTCCACAAAGGAGAGGTAGTCTGGTCCCAAGAAGATATTAAACGATGGGGTGGTGTTGGTTTGGTTGAGAATATGCGTAAGAGTGCAAGCCCTGAAGCATTTATTAATAACCATGCTACTAATAACACTTCAGCGGAAAATGTCTTTAATCGTTCATTCCTAAGCTCAAAAGCTTTTAATGATAATCAAAATATCTCGAATATCTTTAATCAGCCTACTCGAGAGAATCAGATTATCCTTAATTCTCTCAAGCCGAGCAAAGATGCGGTATCAAGATCGGGAGATGTTCAAAACATTACTAACCAGTACGCTGGGAACAACTCAAGCTTTAGCAAAATTCAAGATAGATCGGTTCAAAGTAGTAAAACCTTTACTGCCAATAAATCGAACGTATCTAATTTCTCTAACTCGAAAATCTTAAATAGTAATCTTTCAAACAGTACTGTTCAGAATGCTCAGAAAGAATTGCTAAAGGATGTTGATGTATTTAGAAGTGATTTAAGCTCAAATCAGATTGTCGTGGATGGTTCAAAGGGCTTTGCTAATGGAGGATATACAGGCAGAGGTAAAAAGTATGATGTAGCTGGCGCTGTACATAGAAATGAGATTGTCTGGTCACAAGATGATATTAGAAATTGGGGTGGTGTCGAGAAAGTTGAACAATTGAGGAGGGCTAGAAGTCCAGATTCATTTATTTCTAATTATGCTCAAAATAACACCTCTTACGAAAATATCATGAATCGGGCAAATCAAAGTTCACGGGCATTTAACCAAAGTAGAGATATCTCGAACATCTTTAATCAGTCCTATCAAGATGATCAGATTATCTATAAGGGAAATACTAGTGCAGCCAATCCAACTACTTCGGCAAACTCAGATCTATTCCATGACGGAAAGGTTTACTTCTCATCAAATGGTTTAGTTCAGGATCGATCAAATCTTGAAGATGTGCAGGACTTTACCTTGGGGCAGTCTTCACGCCCTCAAGCTGAGTTTATGCCTTCAATTGAGCCATCATCTCCGACGATCAATTTCAAAATTGAAGTTGTGAATCAGGTTAGCGGTGCAACTGTTGAAGCTGAACAACTGGATGAGAAAACTGTCCGGATCATCGTAAAGGAAGAACTGGATAAGCAACTTCCAAAAGCGGTACCAAGATTAGTAAGCGAGGATATTAAAAATCCAAACTCCCTAATCAGCCGCTCTTTGACTGAGAATACAACCGCAAGACGCAATCGATAATTAACAGAACCACCTTCCGAGGTGGTTTTTTATTGCCTGAAGGAAAGTTATGTACAAGTTAAAGCTAAATCCTCAAACAAATGGCTATGGCGTAACACCGGGTGATGATGTTAAGCGCCAGCAGATGGATGGAGGGCGTGGACGCTACTACATCGATGTAAAACGCAATAGTCACATTGTTGATGTGAACTGGAATTTAAGTAAAACCGATTTCAATAAAATGATGGCTTTTTGGCGACTTTACCAAAACAAACCAGCTTCATTCTATGCGGATCTGGTCATTGATCAGGGAACACGTCAGCAATATCAATGCAACTTCATTCCCAACTCATTCAAGACTAATGAGGTGAATGGAAATCTTTATAGAGTAACTGCTCAGATTGAGGTTATTCAGAACCAGCCGAATCTAACAGCTGATGCAGCATTGATTAAAGATTGGGAGGTCTAATGGATAACGAATACGCAAAGTTCTTTCTCAATCGTAAAGTCGATGTCTATCAACTGGAGTGTATTGAGTTATCACACCCATCTTTTCTAAACACTTATCGTGTTGTTCGTAATGATGATCGAGGTGTCTATGTTCAGCATAAGGCAGGGGCTGGTCAGGTGTATTACGAATTCCTGCCAGTTTCAATTCAAAGATCCGGAATGCTGGGTGATCTGGACCAGACGCTTACCGTTTCAATTTCTGGTTTAGGCGATGTATTACCTGATGAGTTTGAACGGGTAATTGAGGGGCAATATTCTAATGTAAAGCCGACTGTAAATTACCGTCTTTATAGTTCGGATAACCTCAATTCACCAATGTTTTATTTGATTGGCCTCCAGCTTGCAAGTGTCGCTATGAATCATAAAGCAGTGACATTTAAAGCAGAGTCACCAAGGCTCAACACAAATAAAACCGGAGATATTTTCTCGCTTGATCGTTTTAGTGGTCTCAAGGGGGCTGTATGAAAAGTCACGACCATTTGCTTGATAAGCAATACGACGAAGAGCATTACAACTGTGTTCACTTTGCCCACGAAGCTGCAATGGATCTATATGGAATAGATCGTAGTGAGGCACTTGAACTCTTTATGCAACCTAAGGGAAATATTACCTTCCTTACTTCACGTTTAAAGCTTTTAAATCCGCTGCCCATGCCTAAGGAGGGCTGCATCGTAGCCTTCCATCCAAGGCAAAGAAATAAGCCCCCGCATGTGGGGCTTTTTCGTGAACAAAAGATTCTGCACCTCATGGAGAGTGGAGTCACTTATCTACCTGAAGAGGTTGTAATGGGAATGGGGTTTAGTCGAGTGAGTTATTATGATTAAAGTTATTTATAAGCAAGATGCTTTGTCTGAAGAAAAGACAGTTGAGCATGCCAACACACTAGGGCAATGGCTTACTTCTAAATATGATTACATGCCTGAGCACATCCGTATTTTTCACACTGCTAGCAATATGGATCATGCGGAAATCTCTTTTGCGAATGAAGTAACACCTAAAAATGCATATGACTTAAAACAGCTCGATTTTTTACCCGGTACTTTTATCGTCATTGAGAACCCGAAATGGGTTGCTGCGATCGTTTCAATTGTAATTAGTATTGCGATCGCTTTTTTAATGCCTACGCCTTCAATGGCTCAGACAACCCAGAATATTAATCAATCATCTTCAGCAAATAACGAACTTTCAAACCGTGAAAACAAGATCCGGGTAAATGGCCGCATTGCAGATATTTATGGAGCTGCTTGGGATACGCCCGATTCAATAGCAGTGCCTTATAAAGTTTATGAAAATAACATTGAAGTTGAGCATATGGTCGGCTGCATAGGCCGTGGCCACTATAAAATCAACGGTGCTTACGATGGTGAAACCAATATTGTTGATATTGCAGGGGCATCTGTAGAAGTCTTCCGACCAGGTGTTGATATTGTTTCTGGAGAACCTTATTTTTCAATCGGTACTGAAATTACAACGCCCCCATTAACCGTACAGCATCAAACGTCAGTAAATGGTCAAGTCTTACGACCAGCTGATACACAAATTTTAGAAGGGACTAATTACCTTCTTTTTGCATACCCAAATGAGATTCTTCGAGCAGCTGCTAACAATACAGATTTAACGACTAAGTTTGTTAGCAATGATCGCGTTGAAATCACCAATGCTACTTTCACATTTAACGGTCAAAGCTACGATTTAAACGGTACTTATAGCGTCCTATCTGTTGCTGATGATCGTATGACTTTATCAAATCCAGCAACTGTGAATAAAAACTGGTTAAAGCTTAAAGAACTTTCAAATCAGCAAACAGCTGCCGCATCTCCTAAGCTTGCATCCATCGGTGAGAAATGGATTGGTCCATTCATTCTGGACAATATTGAACGTAGTCGAGTACTTTGCAATTTCGTTGCTACAAATGGACTTTATACCGTTTCATCAGGGGGCAATCAGGCAGCTGTAAACGTCACGATTGAGGTTGAAGTTACTCCAGTCAATGAATCGGGTTCTGCAATTGGTAACCCAATGCTAAAGCAGATCATTCTCAAGGGTTCGGCTAAGTCGCGGCAAACGGTTGGTGCAACGCTGGATATGGTCACATTTCAGGGGCGCTGTAGTGTCCGTGCACGCCGCTTAACTCCAACTCCAGGAGTTACCACTGTTGTCGATGATGTGAAGTGGCAAGCGTTGTACGGCGCTTATCCGTTGCAAAGCACAACATATGAACATGAAACAGTTTTCCGTGCACGTACATATGCAACGACTGGAGCACTGTCGGTTAAATCGCGCAAGATCAATTTTGATCTTCAGCGGATGTTGCCTACCTACAAAAATGGAGCAATGACTACAGAGTTGTTTCCAACTTCAAGCTTTGCAGATGCACTGGTCTCAATGGCACTCGATGATAAGATCGGTCGCCGCACGACTGATGAGATCGATATTGAAAATATATATCGGACTTATAACGATATTGTCGATTACTTTGGCACACCGTTAGCCGCAGAGTTCTGTACCACCATTGATGACACAAACCTTTCTTTTGAAGAGCTGGCCACCAATCTTTGTGATGCTGTGTTTTGTACGGCATATTGGCAAAATAATAAGCTCAAGATCTATTTTGAGCGGCCAACTGATAACTCGGTATTACTGTTTAATTTTAGGAATATCATTCCAGATAGTTATAAGCATGACCTGACTTTTGGTGTAATGAATGACTACGATGGTCTGATCTATGAATACACGGATCCGTCCGATGATAGTCGTATCAATATCTATTTACAGGATAAAGGAGCTAAGAACCCTAAAGAGGTAAAATCGGTAGGTGTGCGTAATAAGTGGCAAGCCCATTTCAATGCATATCGGCTTTGGAACAAGCTTCGTTTTCAGCGCAAATCCATCACTTTTGATGCAGCTCCAGAATCAGAATTACTGGTTTTACGTGAACGCATCGCTGTAGCTGATTATCGAAATGGCATCCATCAAAGCGGCGAGGTGGTGCAGCAAGAAGGTTTAATTCTTATATTGAGCCATGATGTTGATTTCATAGCAGGTAAGAGCTACGTGATTTATTTACAAATGGGTGATGGGAGTGTTGATTTGATTCCTGTTACTGCTGGATCTGCTAAGAACAAAGTTGTTTTAGGTCGCTTACCAAACGGGGCATTAAAGTTAAGCCCTGATGATTTCGTTAATACGATTTATACAGTCGTTAATGACGATACAAAGGGGTCATTACCTTATCTGGTAGCAACGAAAGATCCGGTTGATAAGTTTTCAAATACCATTACAGCGGTAAATTACGATGAGCGGTATTACCTTAATGACAAGGACTTTATTGATGTGCCAGTTGATGATTCTCCGATTTACATCCGTTATGACCAGCTAGATATTAATCTTGCACGTCTATATCAGATGCAAAGAGGTGACTTGCCAACGACTGGAGAAATTAGCTTTATTGTTGAAGCCGGTGCTTTGGTTTCAAGTTCTAGTTCACTTAGAGCGGAAACGAGAATGGTTTATAAGCATACTAATAACTCTGAAACTAAAGAGTTTATTGTTCCTGCTGCGCCTGAATTACCAGCAATCGATACGGGAGAATTTCCTGCTGGTCTTGTCGTAAATCTTACGATTAAGGGAGCTGTTGTTGGTCGTGGTGGTGATGGTGGTTTGCCACATGTGGCATTTGGTGCATGGACCAGTGATCCAAATTATAACTTTACCAGAACACGCCGTGATGGGTTTCAAGGAGCACCCGGTTTAATGAACCGACACAGCAAATTGAACTTGATTATTGACGGAGGTACCTTGGCTCGAGGAGGTTCAGGTGGTGGCGCTACTCCTAGTGGTATTTACACTGAACTTGGATATGGGGTGCAAGGTATTCCAGGTGGAGCTGGAGCACCATTTGGTCGAGTTATGACAGGGCAGCCCATTTACAATGATACTCAGGATTGGCGCTGGTATCTTGAAGGTGGCTATTTGATGGTTGTAAAAGTCACTGATGCCGAAGCTGTGATACCAGGTAAGGGATACCGCACTCAAAATGACCGCTATGGATCTCCTTTATCTGGTGATGGTGGTGGTTGGGGGCAACGTGGTACTAAGTCTACGAATGATGGAACTTGGAACTGGAATTACCATGGAACCACTGAAGGCCAGCCAGGAGCGGGCGGTACTGCAATTGTCGGAGTGGCACCACTCACAACAAAATTGATTAATGGAGGGAAAATCTTACAAACCCTTTAATACTTTGAAAGAACTTAGAGCACCCATTTCGGGTGCTTTTTTATTGCCTATGATCTGGAGGAAGGCATGCATGAACGATCAAACAAATAGCGTAGTCGAAGCAGCTGCAAGTACGGCTGCCGCGACTGCAACAAAATTTTCATATGGCTATATGGTAGGTGGGGGATTGATCGGAATCTTTGGAAAAATTGACTGGGCTGTAGTCATTTCAATCTTAATCGGTGTAGCAACCTACTTAACGAATCTCTACTTTAAACGTCGTGATGAAAAGAGGGCAGATGAGATTCATAAATTACGTGTTGAGCAGTATGAGCAAACTAAGAAACGGATCCAAGGTGATAATGATGAATAGTGAAAACACTCGGACATATTTGGCGTACATGGTTATTGCCATGTCATTCCTCTGTGTTCTTGGTTTGTTCTTTATTGAATATCCAGACAAAAACCGTGATTTATTAAACGTGTCACTAGGCACGTTGCTTGGATTATCAAGTGCTGTGATTGCCTTCTATTTTGGATCTACCAATAAACAAAAGAAAGAAACTGAAGATTCAAATCAACAGTAACTATTCAACTTTAAATGCCGCCTTCGGGCGGTTTTTTTACATCTAAGGAAACTGAAATGAATATCGAACAATATCTTGAGGATTTGATTAAGCGAGAAGGCGGGTATGTTAATAATCCAGCGGATCGAGGAGGTGCAACTAAATACGGAATTACTGAAGCAGTAGCACGTACAAACGGCTTTAAGGGCAAAATGAAAGATTTGCCACTTGATGTGGCCAAAGCAATCTATCGCAAAAATTATTGGACGGCTCCGCGTTTTGATCAAGTGAATACAATCAGCTCAGCAGTGGCTGAAGAGCTTTTAGATACTGGTGTGAATTGCGGTACGGGATTTGCAAAACCCCTTTTACAACGTGCTTTGAATTTGCTGAATAATCAGGGTAAGGATGGTTGGCCAGATCTTACGGTAGATGGAATTTATGGCCCAGCTACCTTAAATGCTCTAAAAAACTATTTGGCCAAACGTGGCAAAGAGGGAGAGAAAGTCCTGGTGCGAGTCCTTAATATTATGCAAGGTCAGCGATATATTGAAATCTGTGAACGTAATCCAACGCAAGAACAATTCTTTTATGGCTGGATTACAAATCGAGTATTGTTGTAATTCATTAAGGGTTTGGATAGTTTTTTTGTTTGTAATATTAATATGGTGAATTTACTTTTAAGTAAAAATTCACCATATTTCATTTAATATCTAACATAAAATCTATAATTTAATCAGGTCGTCAGAAGTGACTTCAATAATATTCTCCGGGAAATTGGTAGAAAAACTAATCTTATCTAATGAAAAATTATCACCATTAAATTTAATATCATTCTCTTTAAATATTTTTAAAAACATATCTTCTATTTCTCTCTGTTTTTCAGGGGCAAGAGTAGTTTTTGCTGTACCAGCACAAACATCTAAAAGAAAAATACTTTGAATTTTATCTAGATCACGAGCAGACACGTTTAGATGATGTATAGATTTCATTATTTAGCCTTATTGATTAATAAATTTATATATTCAAAAAAATATATAAATTGTCAAATATTTTTTATAAATTGATAATAAATTTAGAACTATGAAATTATTTTTTTGCTAAAAAGCCCTGAATGATCAGGGCTTTTTAAATCTATTTTTCAACTTCTACATCATAAATTGTTGTAAAAGACGCCTTTAATTTTTCATCTTTAGTATCTGCAATGTACTTTTGCATTTTCTCTTTGTACTCTGGGTGTCCGGCTTTGTACTTAGCAAGCAAGTAAGAAAACTCGCCTTGCTTGTAGTTTGGGTCCTTCTTGTTTTCTGGTTTGTCTAGTTCTACTTTTAGAACTTCTGCAACATAGTCATAGCACTTGTTAAGTGTAGGAGCTGCTTCTCCTTGTAATCCAAGTAACTGACATCTAAATGTAAGTCTTACTGTGTCATTTGGTTTTTCTGCAAGTTGCTTATCATTTAAAGCGTGTGCTTTGTCATAGTCATTCAAAATCATATAAATATTCATTTGAAGTAGTTCACGCTTGCGTTTGTCTGTGATTTTATCGACCTCAGGAAGTATCTCACGCATGTGCTTTTGAAAGACTTCTTTATCTTCTAGAGAGTATTTTTGAACGTACTCATTGTGCTTATCAATAATCTTCTGATCTTCGGCAGATAATGTTTTGGGTGCTGTCGTCTCAGTTTTTACTTCCGTTTGTTTAGTGCCATCAGATGCGTTGCTGCAACCGCTTAGAAGTGCTGAGCCAATAATAATTAGGGTTAAATACTTTTTCATGCTTTACGTCTTGCTGCCGATGTAATTGTAAACTTATAAGTGGTGTCTGGTGGCATTGTTGTTACTAGGCCACCATCAAATTTTGCGTCATATTTCAATGTAATATGAGCCTCAATTACTTCTAAATCGGGGGCTGGGAGTTTAACTTCGCAACTACCAACGGGCTGTTTGTCGTTTTCAGTATTCCAGTAGCCTTTGCCAACTTTAAGCTTTATTACGTCGCTTATTTGTTTGCCTTTCTTAAATAAACGAAGAACGCCTTGAGGGAAGATTTGCGCGTCACCCTTAACCGTAGGCGGGAGAAGCGTAGCAGTGACGAAGAGTTGGTCTTTTTTAACCTGATGTGTAACTTCAAACGTACATGCTCCCGAAGCCATCTGAGAAAGTACACCTAAGAGATTAGCTCTATCCTGGTCATAAGGCATTAATACAGGTTTGAAAGAAACCATTTTTGTTTTTTGATTTTCTATGTAGTAATTCTCGTACTGATCTTTAACGAAACTATCTGTAGCCGGTTGTTGTTGAGACATAGGAGCCGAGCTAGATTTCGAAGATGCTGCTGCGCCACCACCATTGTCTTGAACAACTAAGTTTTGCTGAGGCAATAATTTGCAACCGCACGAAAGGGAATCATTAACACCAGCGGCAGCTTTGCCAAAAATCTGCATACATGGATCGCCAGACACAATGGTTGCAACAACTTTATGTGTTGGACATGTTGCTTTGTCACCGACACAAGCAACGGCAATACCGTCAATAAGGAACATACTGTTCCCTGAAATTACTTGGCCGCCTCCAGTAGTGGGGCAGCCAATAGTTATATATGGGGTTGCCAAATCAATTCCATCTTATTTTATTGAAGTCGAGGAATGTTAACAAAGTGAAATAGACAGTGCTGTATAGTTTTATTTATCTGGATGCTCAGCCCATGCGATCAATAACAATGTGAGTGTAGGCATTTGTGTAAAAGCCCTCTAATGAGGGCTTTAATTGAGAAAATATTTGCTCATTTTTAGTAAGATCAATTAAGTTTGAGCAAATTTATTCTCATTTTAAACAACTGATCATCCATGTCTTAGGAATAATAAAATAATTAAAATGTTAAATTTGTTTTTTTAATTTTATAACCTCTTTACTCAATTTATGAATAGTTTCATTAATTTCTTTTGTATAGTCATGCCTGTCTATATTTTCTTTTCGCCCCATCAAATAATTACAACAACTATCTAATTTGTCACAAATTTTACGCATTTCTATCTCAGATTTTACTTCATAATTGTCACCATATCTTAGGTGTACCAATTCTTGGCGGAAACTAAGTAAGTCATCCATATTATTTTCTAAAGTCAGTCTTATATTTTCATAAATTTTATCAAGCTCGCTGAAATCTAATTCACCCTCGTGATATAGCTTTTCACTTAAAAACAATAAATCATTAAAAATAATAATGTTTTTTTCATTTCTTTTTACTATATTTTGATATAAATCTAAATCATCAAAATTCTTAGTTCCGAACATATCCCTCGCACAATATTGCTGAAATAAACTGAAGTCTTCATAATTTCGGCTTGCATGCCAACTACTTTGTAAATCGCGAATTTTATCAAGAATCATTTCAATAAGCTCTTGAGATTTTTTGTATGTTTCTTGATTACGCCATGAAAGAAAACCAATAATTGCTACAAGTGGAGTAATTACATAAGCAGTTGTAGTAATAATAGTATTTATTCCACTCATACTAAAATTGCATTCTAAAGACTTCCCTTGGCACACAACCATATACTGAAAAAATCCGCAAACTATAAGAACACAAATATATACAAGCAAATAATATCCGACATATTTTTCAATTTCTTTCATATTTTTTTTCATAAATTACACTCAAGATCTCTAATATATTGTATTTTAATCTTTTATTGTTAAAAGTTCATCAAATCTAAATGGGTTTTTAGTCAGTTTATCTCTCGACATTGACCAGTTTCGACCAGATACATAACACGTACTTATACCGAGCTTTTTCTTTCCGAATTTTGTGTGCACGTTATCCAGTGTTTTCATCAATTTTTCTTTCTTCTCTATGGTTTCAAAGTCTGTGAGCAGGTCATAAGTATGGCCTGATTTGGGTTCAAGACCTGTCAGCACTACGCCGCATTTCTTGTATTTAATTCCTTCTTTATAGATATCATTTAACATTCTTGTTGCTGCTTTGACGAGGTCAATAGCGCAATCTGTGGGCTCAGAAAACGAACCCGTGATTGACTTGTTATAAAACGGCACATTTGGATCGAAAGGATTTGACTGTACAAAAGCAATCATGCATCCGCATAGTAGACCTTCATCACGCAATCTCTTACAAGCATCTTGCGCATACATCGAGATAGCTTCTTTTAGATCCGTTAATTCAGTAACGCGACCACCGAAGGATCTAGATGCGACAATTTGTTTTTTTGATGGGGGAGTATGTTCGATCTCAATGCATGAGATGCCTTGTAATTCATAAATGGTTCTTGCCATCACAATTGAAAACTTCTTTTGCATCTCTCGAGGTTCAGCACAAGCTAGATCAAGCACCGTATTAATTCCCATTGATTGAAGCTTTTTTGAATGCTTACGGCCAACGCCCCAAACTTCAGATACTTCAATTAATGAGAAATAATATTCTTTGTTGCAAGGATCCATGTTTACGAGATCGCAAACACCATTAAAACCTTGATTTTTCTTAGCTATATGGTTAGATATCTTTGCCTCCGTCTTGCTGCGACCAATTCCTACGCACACGGGCAAACCAATCCATTTCCATATCTTCGCTCGCATATCGTGACCAACTTTCTCCAAATCAAAGTTCTTCTCATACGCGGTGAAATCAACAAAGCATTCATCTATTGAGTAAGGCTCAACTTCTTCAGGAGTTACGTACGAGCTCAGAATCTTGTGAAAACGTCTCGACATTTCTGCGTACATTGCATAGTTGCTTGAAAGTACGATTACATTATGTTTTTGAACTATGTCTTTAATTTGGAATAACGGCACCCCCATTTTTATATTTAAGGATTTCGACTCATTGCTGCGCGCAACGGCGCACCCATCATTATTGCTGAGAACTATGACAGGTTTATCGTTCAAACTTGGGTCAAAGACTCTCTCACATGAGACATACATATTATTTACATCTATGAGAAAAAAGACTTTATTCTCATGTTTCATGATCTTTTTCTTGTCATTTTAATAATATGAGTGACAACGCCCCAAACTATTAATTCCTGTCCTTCTGAAAGATAAATATTTTTATATTCTGGATTTTCGGCTTTGAGCCATTTCCTAGACTCCTCAATCATTAAGCGCTTAACCGTAAAATCATTATCGATTAGAGCCACAACAATATCGCCATGCTTTGCATCTAAGCTACGATCCACAATTAGTTCATCATCAATTTCGATTCCTGCATTCAGCATAGATAAAGATGCAACTTTGACAATGAAAGTTGCAGTTTCATTTTTTATTAAGTGCTCGTTCATGTCGAGCGCTTTGTCAATGTAGTCCTGAGCTGGGGAGGGGAAGCCAGCGGATATTTTTTCTAAAGCGTAAGGGACAAGCATATGTGTTGTTGGTACAACTAGCTTAATAGACATAACATCAGACAAAGCCATACCTTGTGTAAGGTATGGCTTTATCTGGATGATGGATGGTGCAATTTCGCTCATAGAATATCTCCCTTTTTGAATTTGTAACGTATTCAAGATGATATGCTAGAGCAAAGATGAAATTCAAATTTAAAAAGTTGTGGATAAATAATGACTAGTCATAACTTGTCGCGTTTAAAAGTGCATTTGGTCGGAAATTCTACAGCCTTATTTGTCACCTTTTGTCTTGCTTGTAATATTCATTATAAATATTCTAAGTACAGAAAATTCTGTATATCTATCAACTAATTGTCAATTTTACCTGAAACAGTTAATTCTAAGTAAATACAAGATTCCATTCAAAATAGATATATACATCTTTTAATAATTGGTGCGGAAAACTTTATGAAAATTGTGGCTAACATTCTCTTAGGTGCTTTATCCCTAACATTCAGTTCGATTTCAATAGCAGAAGAAATTGCAAAGTCTAAATATGTATTAAGCATAAATCTTGTAAAACATTGCGCCACTGAATATGGCTTCAAGCTAGGTTCCGGTTGGATCGATACTAAAACTGAATATAAAACTTTTAATTATAGAAAAGAAGAAGATGAATTGAACTATTCTCAAAAGGATGTCTCTCTAGTGCAGGAATGTGTACAAGAGCAGTTACCAGCAATTATATATGGTTATGGATGGACTAAACTTAGTAAAGCAGAACTTAATATCAAAAAAAATGAAATGGATGAACTATATAATTCGTTCGAATATTCTCAAAATATAATTATTGATAAAAGTAAGAAATTTAAATTTGAACTTACAAATGTAGTGCCGCCAAAACGTGCAGAAATTTGTGCGGATAAGAAAGGCAAGTTCGATTATGGCTTTGATGAATATGCATCCTGCATGGGAACAAAAGTACATCAATCACCGACCTGTCAGAATCAATATGGCGACCCTTGCGGTACAAAGTATGATAAAGGTCGAGCAGGTTATACAATTAAGGAAAACTAACATTATTTTTCAATAATTAATTTTTTTAAATCTAAAAGGTTACATTGGCCTTTTAGATTATTAATTTGTAGATTTTCTAGGTTTAGGAAAATAGTCAGCAGTAAATTCACCTAAGGGCATCTCAAAGAAAAATTGATCAGCATCTTCTTTTTTACAGTTCAACCAATCTTCTCTGTATTCATCAGGAATAACAATAATCGACCGTTTCTCATCTTCTGGTTTATGGAACTGGCTCATGAAAGAGTGATTATCTGCATTGATAGTCAGCATAGACATAGATCTAACGTGTTGACCATCGATCACAGTTGAATCGTAAATTGCAGCTACTGTAAAAGGCATGCCATCTTCTCTAAAAATGCCCCAGCGTTCAGCCTTCCCATTTACGTACTTTGGTTCATAAATTTTTTCGACAGGTATTAAAGCAAACTGACTTTTAGCCCAAGCATGTCTAAAGCTAGGCTTTTTATCTACAGTTTCTGTTCTAGCGTTATATGTATACTTTGAGAACTTTAAATCGTGCTGCCAAGGTGGGATCATACCAAACTTAACTTGGCGCCATTCTATATGGCCATCTTTCGAAAATATAAGAGGGCAGTCGTAACTAGGATATACATCAGTTTTATAGTCGAAAGTTGGTTCGAATAAATCTAACAGGTGTACTCGGTCTTTTGATATTGGTTCATAATTTGCGCACAT